GTATCCGCTTTTACGTATCTTTCGCTTGTAGTTTTGCTTTTGGTGAGCTTAAACTCATGGAAGGATCTGCGAAAATCATATCGCTTATTGCAAGAGATGAGAATCTCCATTTGGCAATAACTCAGAATATTATAAACAACTGGAAGAAAGGTGATGATCCGATGATGAAGGAAATCATCAAAGAAGAAGAGCAATGGACATACAGTATGTTTGACCGTTGTGTAAACGAAGAGAAGAGATGGGCAGAGTATCTATTTAAAGATGGAAGTATGATTGGTTTGAATGATAAATTACTTCATCAGTATGTTGAGTGGGTAGCAAATCGCAGAATGAGATCGATTGGGTTGAAACCAGTTTATGATATTGCAGCAAGAAACAATCCATTACCTTGGACAGAGCATTGGATATCCTCAAAAGGATTACAAGTGGCACCACAGGAAACAGAAGTAGAATCCTACATTGTTGGTGGTATTAAACAGGATGTGAAGAAGGATACCTTTAGTGGATTTAAATTATAGAATAAAAAATATTTTCCCCGTTCCAATTCATATATTTGATGTGAATGGGTTTGATGAAGTAAAAAATGAGTTAATAGATTATGCATATAATCTAAAAAAAGAAGATGAGGGTGTTACCATTTCAAACTATGGTGGTTGGCAATCATCTTTTTTTACACTCAATGATGAAAGTGATTTACTTCAGTGTTTTATAATTAATTGCTTATCTGAGTTTCCGACTATAAAGAAAACAACAAATATGTGTGTTGATGCATGGATTAATATTAATAAACCTGGTGATTATAATGTAAAACATACTCATCCTACAAGTGACTTATCTGGAGTTATATGGTTAAAAGCACCTAAAGATTGTGGTAATATTGTATTTGATTCTCCGTCTGCATTTCAAACACATAATGAAGTAGAGTCATATACAGATGACTTTAAAGATTCAAATAATTATAATCACTGTTATTATTTTAATCCAACTGAAGGAAGAATAATAGTTTTTCCATCTCATTTGCAACATCATGTTTTACATAATAAATCAGAAGAAGATCGTATTTCAGTTTCATTTAACATCAGATTAAAAAATGGATAAGAAGAAAGAGACAGAAGAATCAATTAAGGCATATCGTGAAGCAGCAAAAGCAGATGCTTGGTTATTCGGGGATTATGATGCGTATGAATCTTATGATATAAATACTAAAAAAGTGTCTGAAGAAGATGAGTCTGTTTGAGAAATTAAATAATAAAAGATATGATCTGCAGGAGAAACCATCTGATGATGTGGTTAATCCAGAATTTAAAGATCCTAAAAAAAAGTTTACTCAAGCTGACAACCTTGATAAAAAAGAATTAAATAAAGCAAAGAAAATATTTAAAAAAGATCTTAAATCATCAGGTGAAAAACCATCTAGTTCAATAAAAAGTGCATTAGATGCTAAATCTGGAGGAAAGAGTAAGGGTAGCACACCTGTTAAAATTAATGTAAGGAACTTTGAACCTCCAGTAAAAAAATCAGTAGATGCAAGAGTAATTACGAAAAAATATAATGAATTGAATCCAAATCGTCCTGAGTATGTAAAACCAAAAGAATATAAAGCAGCACATACTAAAACACAAATATCAAATCCTGGTCAACAGAGACCATTAGGACAACTTGTAAAGAAAACTAAACCATCTACAACTGCTAAAAGTGGTAAGTTGACACCAGGTCAGATAGACTTTAGTAAGGCAGGAGAACTCGCAGCAAAAAGAAAAGCACGTATTGATACTAAGACAGGTAAAGCAACACAAGCAGGTGTGTTTGACTTTGCGAAGAATAGAGGTGGATTCAATAGAATGAGTCAGGGTATGTCTAAATCTGACTTCAAGAAGATGATAACAAGTGATCCTAAGAAAGCAAGTCAGTTTAAAAATATAGTATCAAAAGCAAAAACGATTGCATCTGATCCAGCAAGCAAAGAATATAAAAAGATAGCAGATACAATTAATAAGAGTGATTATGCAGGTAAACTTGCAAAGCCAGATGCAAAAATTGCAAAGATGACTGATGCACAAAAGAAATCTAATCTTGCTAAAGTTAAAGCAAAGATTGATGCAAAGAATCCAACATATGTAAGTCCTGAAACAGGTGGTAGACTACCAGTAAAAACGAAGACTACATTAGTAAGAAGTAAAGAAATATCTAAACAGCTAAACGTACCAAAAGGATTTAAGAGAGTCCCAATCACTAAAAAGATGGGACAAAAATATCCTTTAATTAAAAATGTTTATCAAGCAGAAAAACCTCCAGAAGTTTTAACCACACCACCAAAACCTGATAAATCTAAAAATTTATTCTCTAGAGTTAGAAATCTTATGAGAACCATAGGTAAAAAGACGAAGAACTTTAGAACAAGACCTGAAAATTTACCTGGTGGAATTGGATGGGATATGTACAAAACTAAAAGTGGTAATTTAGCTAGAAGAAGTTTTTCAAGAATTAGAAATATTCCAGGTTCAGGTACTTTAAAAAGACAATTCTTTAAGAGAATTGTTGGAGCATCTCCTTTGACTAAAACAATTGGGGCAATAGGACTTACTGCATATGGACTTTCTGGACCTGTAAAAAAAGCATTGGCACCAAAGAAAGCACCTGATACTTATACAGCGGTAAATAAACCATTAGGATTTGATACTGGAAAGAAAAATGCTGATAAAATAGCTTACAAAAAATTTATGGATGGAACTACTGCATTTAAGAGTCCTATCAAGAAAACGTAATCAGTATAAATAATAACTGTAGCAACTGACTTGACAAATGTTTAAGGACTTAAAAGAATATCAGGAAATAACACAACTCTATCATGACTCTGTGAATATTTCTGAAGAACAAAGAGCGATTAATAAAATATTCATTGAAGAGGGTTTTACTCTAGAAGAGATAGAATATCTAGAGGAGAATTTTGATGAGTTATGGGAAAATCAATTAGCAGCACTTACTGAAGACTATGTGGTTGAAAGTCTGAGTCAAGAAAATCTAAATGAAGAACAAATAAACGAAGTATTGGGATTGGTGACAGGTGCAAAATTAGCAATGAAAGCTAATAAAGGTTTGACAAAACTTGCTTCTAAAGCAGCACCAGCAATCAAAAAAGGATTAAGTGCTGCAAAAACAGGAATCAAAGATACTGCAAAAGGTGCAATGTCAGTTGGAAAGAGTGCACTTAAAAAAGTTGGTGGTGCACTTAAGAAAGCAGCACCTATCGCAGCTAAGCTTGCACTTCCATTTGGTGCTGGTGCAGCCCTTGTCGGTGGTATTAATGCCTTGAGAAAAAGAGGAAAGAGTGAGAGAGAGGCTGAAAATAAAAAAACAGAAGTAAAACCACCTGTAGATCCAAATACTGGTGAGAAAGGTGGTCAACAAGAAACCAAACCAGAAGTAAAAGTAGATCCACCTAAACAGGAAACAAAACCAGAACCACCTAAACAGACTGAAGCAAAACCAAAGAAAATGCACTCTATTGAAAAGAAAAATAGAGCAAGATTTGGTGATGCCCACGTTGACAAATTGAAAAACAAACAAAAGGACTTCAAAAAAATGAAAAAAGGAGAAATGTCTAAGGCAGACTTTATAAAAGCCTATCCTAAATCAATCACAGCACAAAGAGCATCAGGTCTAAGAGATCATACTGAGTGGGATGCATATGATATGGTTCTTGAATATCTATTCTCAACAGAGCAGGTTTCATCACTTGAGGAAGCAAACTATGTTATGATGGAGATGGATCAAGAAACAATCGGTTCTATCGTATCTGAAGTTAGATATGTTTTAGACGAGGGATTTATTGATAACATTAAAGCAGGAGTTAGCAAAGTAAAAACAGCTGCTGGTAATGTAAAAGATACTGCTGTGAAAACTACCAAAAAGGTTATCAGCAAAGGTAAAGATATACTGTCAAGTAAAAATAAATTGAAAACCTTAAATCCAGCCAGTGCTGAAAATAAGAAAATTAGAGACAAGAAAGCATCTATGACTGATGAGAACAAAGGTAAGGTGACATCTCAAATCTCTGCTATTAAGAGACAAAGAGATGGTAAGACTATTGCTGATGTTCAAGCAGCTAATAAGGAAAAGATGAGAGCAGCAGCAAGAGCAAGGAATGAAAAATTCAAGAAAGATAGAATGAAGTAAATGAAAACCTTTCAACAATTTCAAGAAGAGGTAAAGACAATCACTGAAATTAAAAAGAGGTTGATTGGATCTGCTCTTCTTGCAACTCCTTTTTTAATGAAAAAGTTTTTGAAACCAAAAACTGATAAGAAGATTGATGATGCAAGAAAAGATCTACCATTTGGTGGAGATAGAAGAAGTGGTAACACTGACTTTCAAACAGGTGTAGATGCATTGAAACAAAAAAAGGAAGATAAGAAAAAAGGTACAACTAGAGTATTTGGAGATCCTACAGGACAATATAGCGACTTCTTTAAATAATTATGAAACACATTATTAATCGTGCTGACATCATCGGTGGTCTAAAGTCAGTTAAACTTGCAAAACAGAATCCTCAGAACTATCAACCTGGAGTTGGTGTGTCTGAGGATTTTGAGTTACTATATAATTACAAAAAATAGTTATTATGAAAATTGATACCCAAGGAATGTCCTATGGGACAGGTAAGGGGGATGGTAAGAGCATTGAAGAACAACGTGCTGCACTCCCCGATGTTATACCTAAAAAGATTAATATTTTATCAGATGCACTTAAACTAGAATTAAAAGAACTTATAAACGAAGTTTTAGACGAAAGAGAGTTAGAAAAAAAGATGAATGGTCCGTATGATTTTCCTGAAGATTAAGGAACTTGATCGTCAAAAGGAGTAAGGGGTGGTGGTGACGGCCAAGTAACTGGATGTTTAACTATTACAACTCCTTCAATTACTCTTTCTACAACATTGCTTGGGTCAGTTAACATTAACTCATAAAAATATTTACCTTCTTCAATCACTGCTGTTTGATCATCAGTTAAAGATATTCTAATTTTACCTCTTGTTCTGTTTGTAAATGCTAAAGTAAATGATGTGAGACTGCCAAGATTCAATGTTCTTTGCATTTTACAAGTGCCAGTGAATCCCGTTAAATCTTTTAGACTATTTGATTGACTATCTTCAAGCACAAAGGTTTGCTCAAAGTCAGTGTGCTTATATATTACTAAATTGGTACTAAAAACAGACATATATTTTTATTTTTATTTATGGTGAACCATAATAATGTACAAAAGTATTAATTCCTGATCTTACAAGAGCATCACCTTCGACTACAACAAGTTTAAATCCATTAGGACGAGTTAAAACTATATCATATACGTGTCTACCACCTTGAAGAAATTTGGTGATAGAACTAGCGATTGAAATATTAATTTCTCCTTTAATAGCACTTGTAATACCAACCTGTATATCTGTAAATCTGTAATTTGTTGGACTTTTTCTTAATTGAGATTGTCCAGTAAAACCTGTTAGATCACTAGGACCTGTACCGTCAGAACTTTGTAAAGTCAAATCTTCACTAAAAGTCTCACCCACATTAATTGTAATGTTTTTTCTGTAAACAGTCATCTATATAATCGTTTATTGATATTTATGGATATATAGTTATGAATGTGTTATAATATGATTACTGTTTTGGAAGTCGATTATGAAAACCCTTGGATATATGAAGGTCGCCCTTTTACCTCTGATGATATCGGGGACTATTATGGGTTCGTCTATTGCATCACAAATACCTCCACGGGACAGAAATACATTGGAAGAAAGTACTTCGTGCAGAAGAGAAAACCAAAAGGAGGAAAGAGAAGAGTCACAAGTGAGTCTGACTGGAAGAAGTATTACGGAAGCTCTGACGAACTTAAACGAGACATTAAAGAGAATGGAAGAGATACTTTCAGAAGAGAAATCCTCAGTCTCCACACCACCCTTGGAAAAGTAAATTACGAAGAGACTAAACAGTTGTTTATTAACAATGTGTTGATGGAAGCACTTGACGACGGGACACCAATGTATTATAATAGCAACATACTCGGACGCTATATGCGTAAGGATTATGGACAGTTTTACGAAAAATCTAAGAACGACATATGATTGGTCGATAGACCGAATGAATGAACTATGCACGGATGGTGATTTAGAGCAACTCAAAGATGCTGTATCTATTCGTCAAGAATTTGCAGAGTGGTTACTTAGAGAAGATAAGAGTGTCGATCACGATATCGTTTCTCTCGAATATATGGGAGAGGGTAGCGAGTATGATATATAATTTAATTAAATAGTATTATGTTACAGAAAATTGTAAATGGAATCGCTATTGCAAGTGGTGTTGTATCTCTCACCGTTGTTGGTCTTGGCGGTTACGTATTCATACGCAAGGATGCGATTATCGAGAACGTCAAGAGTAAGGTAATGGAATCAGTATTGCCTGGTGGACTTGGACAAGGTGCATTAGGTGGTGGATTGGGTTTACCTGCACCATCTAATCCTATGGCAGCACCAGACTCACCTGCAGACTCAGAATCACCTGTACCATTCGGTTTTTAGGTTAAATAGGGGTTAAGTGTCTATATATAATATAGACATACTAATCCCATGGCTGAAGCAAAAAAAGAAGAACTAAAAGAAAAAGGTCCTATAGGTAAACTCAAAGAGTTATCTGAGGACAAAGAAGAACAGATGGCAATCCTGAGTACTTTTGTAAGACTTGGGATTTTAGTCTGGGCAGGTGGAATATTAACATTGAATTATGTCACTTTTCCTGGTATGACAGAGCAGGATAAGATTGATCCAACTTTCATAGCTTCGGTCTTTACAGGGGTCCTAGCTACATTCGGTGTCGAAGCAGGTAAAAATAAAGGTAATAAAGCAAATGGTGGCGGGGGTCAAAACATATCAAAGAAAGATATGGAGATGCTTATAGAGAAAGCAACTCAAGCAGCACCTGCTCAAACTATAAGATTAGAGCAAGCACCAATGGTTATATCACCTGGTAATCCTCCCAAGAAAGCATGATGGAGAAGAAAGAAGTGAAATGGGGTAAATGGTTTGCCTTGGGATTAGGTGGACTCATTGGAATATCTCACATTGGTATGATAGGTTCTTTATCAAATCGTCAAAGTAAATTGCCAAGTATCAACTTACCAGTTGGTCCTTATACATCATACAAAGCAGATGTTAGTCATAATGGGTATTATATAGAATATAAAGCAAACGATCCAAAGGTTCTTCGTGTGGAACGGGATAGTAACACAAAGGGTGGCTTTCTTGGGTTGGCTAACAACAAAGTTAAAACGGTTGAACAGTACACAATGGACGGTGCAGTTCACACAAAACCCGATAGTTCATCGACAACAATCGCAAACGGAAAGTCCGAAGCATGTATCAAAGCAATCGGAGGTGCAGAAGGAACAGGAAGACTCGTGGGTTCCAGTATTGGTGCTAGTGCTGCTCCTTCTCTCGCTAATATTCCCTATGTTGGTTGGGTTGCTGCTGGCTGGGTAACAATGTTTGGTGGTAATCAAGGTGCAGATATAGGTGGTCAGATGGCAGAGGACTTAAATAAGAACTGCTAGTTGCCAATATAAATTATTATGGTAGAATACAACTATGGAAACACATAGAAAAACATTGCTGCATCTTTTAAAGGAAAGAGCATACAAAAAAGGTAACTTTACTTTATCGTCTGGTAAAGAATCAGAGCATTATATAAACTGTAAACCTGTCACACTATCTTGTGAAGGTAATGCATTATGTTCGCATCTAATGATAGAACATGTAGAGGATGAATCAGTAGCAGTTGGTGGTCTTACACTTGGTGCTGACCCATTAGTTTGTGGTATCGCACAGAAAGCATATTATTCTGGTAAACATATTGATGCTTTGATTGTAAGAAAGAATCCAAAAGGATATGGTACAAAAGAAGTAATTGAAGGTAATAAACCACCCAAAGGTTCTGTTGTTACAGTATTAGAAGATGTAACTACAACTGGTAGTAGTGCTATCAAGGCAGTTAATGTTTTAAGAGAAGCAGGTTATATTGTCAATCGTGTCATTGCAATCGTTGATAGACAAGAAAATCATAAGGTATGGGACAATAATAAAATTGAATTTATTTCAATATTTAAACTCGAAGATATTATTAAGTAAAGTTTACTTGCCAACTAAATCTCAGTTGCTATAATATACATATAGAAAAGATTTAGTAAAATGATTTTTGGTTCTAATCCATCAGTATACACACTACCAGGTACTTGGGAAGCACAACCTATGGTGCCAGTTGAATTGATATTCAGCACTGTAGTCGCAATCTCAACATTAGGTGTTATTGCAGGTTTAATTGCAGGTATGTCAATTGTTAAGATAAGAAGAAAAAGAAAGTTCAATTAGTGTGGGAGTCCACACATTGATGCGTATTTATACCTAGTGTGCTATTATATATAATATGTACTGGAGTTGAAAAGCATCATGTCCCACTACACACTCGGTTGGCACGACCAACAAAACAAACATTACGAAATAGGCGAATATGCGGAAGACGCATGGGAAGCCGTAAAACACGCAAGAGAGGATGTACCGTATCTACAGGCACATCCTTTTTCTTTGGATTCAATTAAGGAGATTAAATGAAAATCTTTAAATTAAAGTATCTATTACAAGCTTGGTGGTTATTTGTAATTATGTTTGCAATTGCACTAGGTCCTAAAGTTGCATATGCAGCAGAGGTTACAATGGGTTCTGGAGGTAATCTAATCTTTGAACCAAATGAAATCACCATAAGTGCAGGTGATACTGTCACATTTAAAAATGGTGAACTACCACCACATAATATGGTAGTTACAGACCATCCTGAGTTATCACATTCTGATTTAGCTTTTATGGGTGGGGAAAGTTTCGAGGTTACTTTCCCAGAGTCTGGAGATTATGAATTTCAATGTGAACCTCATGCAGGTGCAGGAATGAAAGGAGTTATTCACGTCGAATGAAAAAATTCAATACTTGGGTGTTAGACACCACAATTTACATATTAGATTTTCTCTACAGAGGTAGAGACTTTCAGAGGTTCTGGGTGCTTGAAGTAATTGCAAGAGCACCTTACTTCTCATTTATTAGTGTATTACATTTTCGTGAGTCACTAGGTCTGAGAGGTGAAGACCATACATATCTAATGAAGGAACATTTCTATCAGGCATTAAATGAAACAGAACACTTGGAGGAGATGGAAACTCGTGGAGGCAATGAATACTGGATTGACAGATTCTTCGCTAAACACTTGGTTCTTTTTTACTATTGGATTATGGTTGCTTATTATTTCATTAGTCCAATAAATGCGTATGATATCAATATGAAGATTGAAAAACACGCATATGAGACTTACGTTAAATACGTTGCATACCATCCAGAAGATAAAAGAATTGCAGAGATTGCAGAGGATGAACTCGCACACGCAAAAGAGTTACAAGTTGCGATGTCAATGATTATGTGATATAATAAATATTACAACCTCGTTACAATTTAATGTTATCTTTTTTACTCCTCTCATCTAGTTTTCTTAACTTTGCTTTTTACATATATGCAATCGGTTTTGTGGTCGCATTAGTATTAGAGCAGTTTGTTAAGAGAACTAACAATGAGAGGAATATTTACATAGTAGAATATAATCGAAAATACCTTTGGAGAAATGCTTGGATAATAAATATATTTTGGTTTATGACAAATATTGGTTTATTTGTAATTTCTAGAAATATGCAAACACCTGTAGATACTTTTTGGAGTGAAGGATTATAATGGAAAAAACATATGATGACTCAAATTGGAGAGAGGATTACGCTAAGAACTTTTGCAATAATAAACGTCATCTTGAACTATTAGAGAAAGGACCTCATAGTTTATCTCAAGCGTGGTTGTTAGGAGCACTTCATAATGAGTGGAAAAGAATTAAAGGATATAAAGATGACTATCCAAAGGAAAATAAAGGTCAGTGCCAATCATCTCTACAAGAATTTTTTGAAAGGTATAAAGACCAAGGTATTTAATGCATCGCTTCAAAGAAATATTACCAGTTCAACGTAAACGTAAATGGTGGAGGATTAAGTTATGGCAGCTCAAACGGTTACTTGGTCGATTGTTATAATGGTTGCAATTCTATTAATTGCTGTTACAATAATAATATACTACATAATGAGATATGATCACTTCTTCCCGAATGATTAAATATTTGGCACTACCATTTATATTGGTTGGATGTACTGCACCAATAACAGACCCACCTGCACACGCTTGTAGTCCTCGTTTAGATGGTGAACCTACACATTGTCCTAAAGATTTGATACTTGTTAAACCCGTTGAATTACCAAAAGAACAACTTAAAGGCGAAATTGATATTTACAATCCACATCACTGGCAGAGCATACAGATGATGTTTCAAAGAAATGTAAGAAAAGGTCAGATAGAAAAAAATGCAACCATACCTTCCGATGCTATAAATAGTGCACTTGCAGAATTTAAATATGGGAGCAATGGTTCCACCGAGTCGGAAGAGTTGTTACAACTTCCGAGTAACGGAAATCAATAGAGTTGTCGATGGAGACACTATTGATGTAACAATCGACTTAGGATTTGACCTTTACAAAAAAGAAAGAGTCAGAGTTGCAGGAGTTGATACTCCTGAGAAAAGGACAAGAGATTTAGAAGAGAAAGCATTGGGATTAGATGCTACAAACTGGATGAAGAAAAATTTAGAGGATACAATTGATGGAGATGATGAACTCACTATTAGAACTGAACTCCAAGGTGGCATGGGTAAGTATGGTAGGTTGCTTGGTTGGTTATACGTTGGCGATGATGTGGTATCGCTCAACGAAAAAATGATTGAAGAAGGATATGCTTGGGCATATGATGGTGGAACAAAGCAAAAGAACTTTGAAGAGTTAAGAGAGATAAGAAGAGCACATGGTACATTATTAGAGGGTTAATTATGTGGGAATTTTTTCAATGGGCATGGAACTTATCTTGGGGTGAAGGTTTTGCTTTACTTGCAGTTCTATTCGTATTCTGGTATGGAAAGAAATGGATAGACAAAAAGTTTGGTACAGATGCTTTTACTAAAAGACAAGTACGACAACTTAAACAGATTGTTAAAGAAGCAATTGAAGAAACAAAATGAAATCTTTGTTATTTAAAATTGGAGTTGGTGTATCTTTAGGTATCAACCTTTTTATGTTTGCTGCTTTATTATACAATTTGAAGATGTATGATAAAAGAGTTGATGAAAATCGAAAGTTTATTAAAGATACTATTATTGAAGAGGTGTACAAACAGATAAAATTTGTAATGCCTAAACAATCTGGTGGTGTTTATGTCCCCAGTAAATAATATTGATGTACCTAATATAACAATACCTAATGTTGTTGTTAGTAATCAACAGTGGATATATGGAATACCCAGTATTCCAAGTAATCATCCACCGATTACAACACAAATTGGATTTCCAATTGTGGAGATACCTGGTTGCGTCAAGATGCATCAGGATAATAAAAACCATGTATCAAGATTACCTTTTGATAAAGACCTAGTAAATCAGGATGAAAAAGGTACAACAACGTTATGTCCTCATGGTGAGTATCCAACATATGATGCAATGGAATATACACCAGAGCAATTAATCATTAAAAAAGAAACTCCACCACCACCTGTTTCACCCCCACCAGAAGTCGAACCACCTACACCTCCCGATACAAGTGATGTTGGTGGAGAAGAAAAAGAAACTCCTTGCCCTGCACCTAATCAACCAAGAGTTGGTGACTTAACACAGAAGGGTGATGAGAGAGTTATAGGTCACGAAATACAAGGTACAACTTGTGTAGTTTTATATGAACCAACTACTGCTGTTGAAAAATATTTACCTTCTACTAATCAAGCCACAACCACAGCAGCAATAGCCATAGTGGCAACAGCATCTGCAGCTGCTACACCTTTATTATTGAGAATATTTAAACCTGTAATTACAAAATTATGGAAGACATTACAGAAAAAATTAGGAAAGAAAATTGAACCACCCACCCGTTCAGAAATACAAACAAATAAGTATCGAGAAAAGAAGGGATTACCCCCAATTAAAAAGAAAAATTAATTATTACCAATAGATATTTCTTTCAATACATTCGCATCATTACTGATGGGTGGTTTTACTGGTAATTCGTGTGTATGATTCGCAACGACACCTGGTGGATTTATAAGCATTACATCTGCACATACCTTTGCATATTCAGTACCAGGTTTGAAAATTATTCCTGCCTTCATCAATTCACCACAGTTCTTTAATCTTGCAATCTCAAAATCTAATCTTTTATTAGCGACTGCTTGATTCATCAATGCGATATTTGCATCTGCTGCCTGTTTGCATTGCTCTTGTAGTTTCTTATCTAATGGTTTAGACCAAGTTGCAGATATACCTATTGATAATGTGCTACTATCTTTTTGTCCTGTGCGAACTGGTTTATAATATAAAATTTCTCCTGGATTATCGGGCACATCGTCATTATTTGCGTCTACATTATTGTACACTGGATCCATCCAATAATCTTCATAAGGACGTTTGACTGCGATATTTCCTGTTGCAAATGGTGTTACGTTCATAGTAGGACCTTGACATTGTATACCATTTCCATAAGTATTAGTTATATACGGACCCTGTAAAACTTGTATAGCTTGATTGGTAACTGAGCCAGAACTATTGGCGACTGGATTTGCTGTAGCAGAAACACCCCCAATGTCTGAAGCGAATGATGGGGTTGCTGTTCCAACTGTGAGACACAGTGATATCAGTTTGAGAACGTGCTTGTCGTGTTTGTGACGCTTTGGATGGTTGTTGTGCGATTTATTATTGTGTGATTTGAGAGTCCTGGGCCAGAATAACTTTCTGTAAATTGAAACGCTTCTCCTGGTGTTGTTATTGTAAAGTTTGGTTTGTTTTGTAGATCCAAGTTCGTCCATGTTGAAGTCACTCCATTTAATGTATTACTATTTCCAGTTGTGTTTGGTGCTGAAATAGTGTTCCCATCGTGGGAAATATTTGTACCAGTTACCACATATTGATACCCAGTATCGTAATTCATACTATTGATCGTCTCAGTTACGGTAGATGTTGTCTCCGTGTTTGAGGTCATCGAGCCCTGGGTAAAATTAGGGACGACTGGGACTGCAATCGCAGTCGGCACACTTGCAAGGGCAGAGCATATCACACACATCGCAACGTTTGCCTTCGACATGCATTTTTCTATATTGAATGGCTGCCAGATTATCAAGGAAGTCATTGATCATTAGTTAATTGTCAATTCGTTTACAAATTGTCCAGTAGCCACAGTACCTGCACCACCTGCTGTTACTGTGATAACACCTGCACTTGTAATAGTACCTGCTAATGTATCTTTTGTACCAGCTGCTGTTGATACCTGACTTGAGAAGTTACCAACCTGACCCACTGTTGGAGCTGATGTTGCTACCGCATCACCTTGAATGTAGGAACTCGAAAAGCTGAAAGCAGAACCTGCTGTATCTTGAGTTGCTGCAATTGTACCAGGAGCATATATGCCTGATGTGATAGTTCCTGCAGATACTGTACCTGCTGTTGTACCATCAGTTGTATCAATATTTGAACCTGATATGGTATATGTTGAACCAATCCTATCAACCTGAGTTGCAGCTGCGTTTACACTCAACTGAACACTGCTTGAAAGTTTATGAGTCAAATCTGCCATTGCAGGTGAACTAAAACCCGCTAACAATAATATAGGTAATAGTTTTTTCATCTGTTATTTTTACCTATTGATGTAGCTTTATTTAGCAAATAAAAACTTGAGGTTTTCAAACAAAAAATATGTGTTATACTATAGGTACAGTTTATAGACACTATGAAGTTATTTTTGGATACCGCTGATACAGAATTGATTGAAAAACACTTTTCAACCGATATGATTGATGGTATCACTACAAATCCAACACTTATTATGAAGAGTGGTCGTGACCCAGAAGAAGTCTATCAACAATTGATTGATATGGGTATCGATGATATTAGTATGGAAGTCGTTGGTGACTTTGATGCGATGTATATGGAGGGTTTGCGTCTTTCTCGCAAGTTTGGAAAGAATGCAACAATCAAAGTTCCTTGTACTCCTGATGGACTTAAAGTATGTAAGAAACTATCAAGAGACTTGGTAAACGTAAATGTTACTTTAATTTTCTCAGCAGCACAAGCAATACTTGCAGCAAAGGCAGGTGCAAAGTATGTTTCACCATTTGTTGGAAGAGTAGATGATAATTCATTCAATGGTATTGAGTTGATTGACCAAATTAGTGATGTATATACAATTCAGAATATAAGAAAGACAGAGATACTTGCAGCATCTGTTCGTGATGTCAAGACAGTATCAGATTCATTTGCATCTGGTGCTCACGTTGTCACAATGCCACCTGCTGTTTTCGAGAAAATGTACAATCACGTTCTCACAGACAAAGGATTATACCTTTTCGATATGGATTGGGCAAAGGTCAAAAGGTAAAGATTTCCACACACTTGACAAAAACCTAAAGAAAGTGTATACTAAATACCATTACATAGAACAACGGGATCGAAAGATCGTGCCCCTGCGTAGAATGTAAAATTCTAGTCGAAAGAATTTCCATCCGCAGGTTTTTTTATTGCTTGCGAGATAATATACAAAAAAATGTTTAAATCAACAATCGCTGCAGTAGCAGCATCTCCATTCCTATTCGCTGGTGCAGCTTTTGCTGGTCCATACGTCAATTTGGAAGCAACTGGTTCATACCCCGACGGTGCTTACTCATCAGGTGGACTAGAAGCAGTAGTCGGATATGAGGGACAAACAGCAAATGGAATCGGTTGGTATGTATCTGGTGGTCCTACAGTGACTCACACAGAAACTTCTGACGAGTTCGGTGATGTAGAATTCATTGGATATCTTGGTGGTTCTTATGATAAGTTCTACGGAGAAATCTCTGGTGTAACTGCAGAAGACGATGTTAACTGGGCTGCTAAAGCTGGTGTGAAGTTCACATTCTAAGTTGAAAACGATCTAATACAAGACCTCTGCGTTGCAGGGGTCTTTTTTTATGCTTAAATATATACTAAGGTTATTTTAAATAAATGAAACGTTTAGCAATCGCATTGCTTCCTTTACTACTCACAAGTAGTTGTGCAAATGCAAGAACCAGATTATCTGGTGCAGGTGCATCTTTCCCCTCAAAAATTTACAGTCGTTGGTTTTTTGACTTAGCAAAGGAGAAAGGACCTAGAGTTAACTATCAAGCAGTTGGTTCTGGTTCTGGTCGAAAAGCATTTATAGATGAGACAGTGCATTTTGGTGCATCAGACGACCCAATGAAAGAAAGTGATATTGCAAAAGTGAAAAGAGGTATGGTTCAGATACCGATGACAGGTGGAACAATTGCATTTGGTTATAACAATCCTGATTGTGATGTCAAACTTACACAGCAACAGGCAGTTGAAGTTGCACTAGGTATTATCAACAACTGGTCACAAGTAGGATGTGATGATCAAAAGATGCTATGGGTATATCGTTCTGATGGTTCTGGGACTACAGCAGCATTTACAAACTCTATGCAATCATTCTCAAAGACTTGGACAATTGGCACAGGAAAATCTGTTGCTTGGCCAGTTGGAGTTGGTGGTAAAGGTAATGCAGGTGTTGCAGGAGTAATTACAAATACACCAGGTGCTATTGGATATGTAAATCAATCTTATATTGGTGATGTTATAAAACCTGCAGCAATACAAAACAAGTGGGGTGATTTTGTATTACCATCAGTAGATGCAGGAGCAAAGGCACTTAATAGTATCTCTCTTGATGAAAACCTTGCAGGAACAAATCCAAATCCAGAAGCAGAAGGAGCATATCCGATTGCAACTTTGACTTGGATACTTGCATATGAAACTGGTAACGGTAAGAATACAGATGCAATCAAGACAACACTCAGTACTATATTGAGTGATGAGTATCAAGATAAAGCACCTAAACTAGGATTTGTTCCTCTTAAAGGTGGTATTCTTGAAAAGTCTCGTGCTGCTGTGGAGAGAATAAGTAAGTGATATATAGTTGTGATACAATAACATTATGAATCGTAAAGTAAAAACACTTGTTAAAGTTGGATTACCTATTGTTATAGTAATCCAACTTATTTCAATTACTTTTTTGTTGGGAAGAGCAGGAAGACAAAGAGCATTCTCATGCAAAGCAATTGAGAGTTATCTGGTATGTAGAGAAGTTGAATTGCCAGGTGGAAAACGTTAAAGTAAGAATGTTAAAAATGGAACCAATAAGAGTTAGATGCAAATCCTGTAGCAAGGAGATAAGATCTGCTGCAGGAAAATCAGTATGTTGTGGTTGTGCAAATATGACAACCATCAAAGGAGATGTTATATCTGCTGTTGATTTGAGCAAAGTTATTATGCTTAATACATACACAACTAAGAAAGATGGAGGTCTTTCTACAGAGCAAATCGAGTGGCAAGAGCAGCGTAGCAAACGTAAAATACGCAAGTTAGACTTTGAAGTTCGCTAAATATAAGTACTTAGACCTACAACTCACTGTGTAGTTCTTTATGTGGGGAGGTCATAAGGGCAGAATTTTTACGACGTATGGATATCAAAAAAGAACTTGAGCAAGTTCAAAAAAAGATAGACGAAATTAAAAAGAGTCAGGAAACCCTGAAAAAAATAACCGAATTACAGGAAAAACATAGCAAATTAAGAGCAGAAAAACCACATCATGGATCATATGAGATGATGTGATATAATACATATTAAAAAGCAACCAATCATGATTAATCTAATTAAGGATTTCCCCGTTTCTACGATTACTGCTCCGAGTAATACTACAGAGAAAAAGATTAAAGAAATAGCATACACTAAAGAAGAGGTGAATGTTTTGATTGATGCTGCTGTTGAGAAAGCAGTTACAGAAGCAAGAAGAATTGATGAAGAATCAATGGCAAAACATAATCGTGATGCCACTGTGATTAGTATGATTCTTGGATTCACAACACTTGCATTATTCGTTGATGGTTTGCTTAGAATGTTAGGAATCATTCCACCATTTATGCATCTTGATGTTAATATATTGGATAAGATTGAAACAGATGTTATAGATAGAATTAGACAAGTACCAATTCAAAAGGTTTGGCCATTTAGATGAACGATACATTAGTTTTCATATATCTTGTATTTTTTGTAATGTTGTTTGCTTCAACATTTGCTTTCATGTGGAAGATGATGACATCAACTTTATCAGAAATGGATAGAAGACCTGTAAGGTCATATGGCGATGCGATGAAACCATATAAAATACCTGCTCCACATCCAGAGATGGAGGGTGTAAAGTATGGTGAAGAATTACTAGTTTTTAAACAGGAAGAAGACGAAAAAGAACTTGACTAGATGTGTTTGTAGCGGTATAATATAGACATATATTATGAAACACTATGGAAGTTTTACTTGAGAGATACCCTTATAGGTATGTTGAATCTGGAATTATTGAACTAAACGGTGAACCAGATTACCGTATTCAAAAGTATAATACATATACTGAGAGGTATAGAGATATGTACCTCTGTGATAACTTCATGCAGTTAGAAACTGCGATGGAGGATTTTCAGTATACAAAATGGTTAGACCCATCACCCGAAGTTACTGCATACGCAAAAAATGAGAGAACAACTGATTAAGGCACTTTTAGCACACGCTCAAGGTGATATTCAAAAGCACGTTGCCAACGTAGAAGTTTACCTTACGAATCCTGCGGGAATCGGTGAGCACTCTAATATTGTTGAGGCAATTGAGCAAGAACTTGATATGATTGCCAAGTATCAAGATCAAATTGATATTATACATAAGTACTTTAAGAAATGAAGGAAGAAAGACCTTGGGGTTGGTATGAAGTAATTGATCAAGGTGAAAGATTCAAAGTAAAAAACATTGAAGTAAAACCAGGTCATAGATTATCACTTCAAAAGCATCATCATCGAACCGAGCATTGGATTGTTGTGAGTGGCACAGCAGAGGTTCAATTAAATGATGCTAGACAATTAATCGGTGAGAATCAAAGCACATACATTCCGTTAGGATGTAAGCATCGTTTGTCAAATCCTGGTAAGATACCACTTAAAATTATTGAGGTTCAAAGTGGTCCTTACCTAGAGGAGGATGACATTGAAAGATTTGAGGATGACCACGGAAGGGATTGACAATCTCTAAATTTTTCTTTATTATGTGATTATGAAATACGCTAGAACAGCATTAATAACAGGCATAACTGGGCAGGATGGTTCATATCTTGCCGAGTTTTTATTGTCTAAGGGGTATGATGTACACGGTATTGTCAGGAGAAGTTCTCTGATTAATACCCATCGTATTGACCCTATCTACAGCAAGATTAAACTTCATTATGGTGATATGACCGATTCTGGTAGTATCATTCATATTATACAAAAAGTTCAACCACACGAAATTTATAATCTCGCAGCACAGAGTCACGTTAAGGTTTCTTTTGAGTTGCCAGAATATACTGGTATGGTTGATGCAATGGGTACACTTCGTATTCTTGAAGCAGTAAGAATTCTTGGTATGCAAGATGATGTACGCATCTATCAAGCATCTACATCAGAACTTTATGGACAGGCACAAGAGTTTCCACAGACAGAAACAACACCATTTCATCCACGTTCTCCATATGGAGTTGCGAAACTATATGGTTACTGGATAATTAAGAACTATCGTGAAGCATATAATATGCATTGCAGTTCTGGTATTCTATTCAACCACGAGTCTCCTAGAAGAGGAGAAACTTTTGTGACTCGTAAGATAACACAAGGTCTTTCAAGAATATCTGTTGGATTACAGAATGTTTTGTATCTTGGTAATCTTGATGCAAAGAGAGATTGGGGTCACGCAAAAGATTATGTTGAAGCAATGTGGATGATGCTACAACAAGATGAACCAGATGATTACGTCATTGCTACGGGTGAACAACACTCTGTTCGTGAATTTGTAGAGGCAGCAGCACCAATATTTGGATTTAATATTGAATGGATGGGTTCTGGTTTAGATGAGATTGGAATTGATAAGACAACGAAGAGAACTATTGTTGCTGTTAATGAAAAGTATTTCAGACCTGCAGAGGTTGAAAGTTTACTTGGTGATGCAACAAAAGCAAAACAGAAATTAGGTTGGGAACCTAAAACAACATTCAAACAATTAGTTGAGGATATGTGTATCTATGGGCAGTGATTCAAAAATTTTTGTAGCAGGACATACTGGTTTAGTTGGTTCTGCAATCGTTCGTCATTTAAAAGAGAAAGGATTTACAAATATTATAACTGTGAATCGTTTTCAATGTGATTTGACTGATCAGAATGCAGTTAAGATGTTCTTTATGATGGAACAACCTGAGTATGTGTTTCTTGCTGCTGCAAAAGTAGGAGGTATTGGTGGTAATTCCAATTACCCTGCTGATTTCATATATGAGAATCTTATGATTCAATCTAATATAATCAGTAGTGCAGCAATGGTTGGTGTTGAAAAATTACTATTTCTAGGTTCATCTTGCATATATCCTAAGTATGCAAAACAACCAATCACAGAAGACCAATTACTCACAGGTCCTCTTGAGGGAAGCAATGATGCATATGCAATTGCAAAGATAGCAGGTATTAAGATGTGTCAGGCATATCGTAAACAGTATGGATTGAATGCGATTGCTGTGATGCCAACAAATCTATACGGACCGAATGATAATTTTGATATAAATTATGGTCACGTTCTTCCATCTTTACTTGCTAAGTTTGATGGTTCATTAGAGAAGAGTAAGCATTGGATAGTAAAACTCTGGGGTGATGGTAGTGCAAGAAGAGAGTTTCTACACGTTGATGATTTAGCAGCAGCACTTCTTATCTGTATGGAAAGATATGATAGTGATGAGATAATCAATATTGGAACTGGTGAAGATGTCACAATTAAAGAACTTGCAGAAATGATTGTTGAAGTCACAGGATATAAGAATGATTATGAATGGGATACATCAAAACCAAATGGAACACCAAGAAAAGTTTTGAATGTAGACAAGGTTAAATCTTTGGGTTGGGAACCCAAGATTAGTTTACGTGAAGGACTTGAATCTACCTATGAGTGGATGAAAAATAACAGGTCAAATTTACGAATATATAATAGGAATGAACTAGAATATGGAAAGTGAAACTAAGAAGGCACTTGTATGTGGTGCGGGTGGCTTCATTGGAAGTCATATGGTAAAGAAATTAAAATCTGAAGGATACTGGGTAAGAGGTGCAGATATTAAATATCCAGAATTTTCAATGTCAGAAGCAGATGAGTTTCTAAGAGGAGACTTAACAGGTCAAACATTCTGCGATATGGTATGTAATACAGAGTTTGATGAGATATATCAGTTCGCTGCTGATATGGGAGGAGCAGGTTATATATTTACAGGAGAGCACGATGCAGATGTGATGAACAACTCTGCAACAATAAATCTAAACATACTTAGAAACGTTAAAGATTATAAACCAAAGATATTCTTTTCTTCCTCTGCGTGTATGTACCCAGAGCACAATCAATTAGACCCAAATACACCAGACTGCCGTGAAGATACCGCATATCCTGCCAACCCAGATTCAGAATACGGTTGGGAAAAACTTTTTTCAGAAAGGTTATACCTTTCTTATCATCGCAACTACGATGTTCCTGTTCGTATTGCCAGATATCATAATATCTTCGGTCCCGAAGGAACTTGGACAGGAGGAAGAGAGAAAGCTCCTGCAGCAATCTGTCGCAAAGTTGCTGAACTCCCGAAGGGAGGTGGAACCATCGAGGTGTGGGGAGATGGCTTACAAACTCGTTCCTTCTTGTTCGTTGATGAATGCGTCGAAGCAACCTATAGATTAGTACAATCAGACTTCACTGGTCCTGTGAACATAGGTTCAGAAGAAATGGTATCAATAAATGAACTTGTAGATATTGCAGCGAAGGTAGCAGATAAAGAAGTAGAGAAAAATCATATTGATGGACCTCTAGGTGTTCGTGGTCGTAATTCTAACAATGATTTAATTCGTGAGAAGTTAGATTGGGATTATACAATGACACTTGAAGAGGGTATCAAGAAAACATATGATTGGATAAATGAAGAACAGTTAGGCAATATAGAAATAGAAGTAGAACAAAATGTTAGTATATTTACTAGGTTTTTGGAATGGATGGACAAATGATAATAACCGTTCTAGGTTCAAGTGGTCAGATAGGAGCATATCTTTCAGAATATCTTTCAAGAAAAGGTCATATTGTAAGAGAGTTTGATATTGTAAATGGAATACATCAGGACATGACACATATTCCAAATACATACCTTCGCAATGCAATTATGGACAGTGACTTTGTTTTCTTTCTTGCCTTTGATGTTGGTGGTTCTAGGTATCTTAAAAAGTATCAACATACATTTGACTTTGTAAACAATAATACAAGGTTGATGGCAAACACATTTGGTCTTTTAGAACAGTATGATAAACCTTTCATATTTGCATCATCACAGATGAGTAATATGAGTTACTCTCCTTATGGAACTTTGAAAAGACTTGGTGAATTATATACTGAGTCTCTTGGTGGATTAGTTGTAAAGTTCTGGAATGTATATGGTATTGAGAAAGATCATAAAAAGGCACACGTTATCACAGATTTTATTCGTAAAGGATTTGAAGATGGTGACTTTGAAATGTTAACAGATGGAGAAGAAGTCAGACAATTTTTATATGCAGAAGATTGCTGTGAAGGATTAGAAGCAGTGATGAAAAATTATGATGAGTTCTATGCTAACGACCCGTTACATATTACTAACTTTGACTATACAACCATCAGAGAAGTTGCTATAATAATAGAAAATGAATTTAGATTAATTGGTAAACCAGTTAATATTATACCAGGCAAAGCAAGTGACACTGTTCAACTTGATAAACGAAATGAGGCAGACCCTTTTATCAGAAAATATTGGTCTCCAAAAACAGATTTAGTTACTGGTATTGCAAAAGTATTTGAATCAATGAGAAAAGATTATGACTAAAGTAAGCACGATTACACCTTGCTATAATATGAGCAAGTATATGAAAGGTTTTTTAGATAATCTTTCCACACAAACTCATAAAGATTTAGAGATTGTTCTTGATCATAATGACCCTTCTGATGAAGAAGTAAAACTGGTTGAGGAGTATAATGAACAGTATGATAATATTTTACATATTAAAGTAGAAGGTGTTGACCCTATTGGCACATCTATGAATCGTTGTATCGAATATGCTACAGGCGATTATCTTTGTATCTGGAATGTTGATGATTTAAGAACAACAGATTCTATTGAAGAGATGGCAAAGGCATTAGATGAAAATCCTGATGTTGATTTTGTATATGGTAATTATACAATAGTTCCTAATTTTGGTGGAACTCAAGGACAATACGTAGATGAAACTGGTCGTGAAGATGAACTTACAACAGGTATGATTTTAGGTCCGTATTTTATGTTTCGTAAGTCAATACTTGAAAAGTCAGGAGTGTTTGATGAACAGTTGGTTCAAGGTGCTGATTATGATTTAGCATTACGTCTTGCATTTAACGGAAAAGGTTTACACCTACCTATTAATCTTGGATATTATTTAAATGAAGGATTAGGTCAAAGTACAAAACCAGACAGTAAACAACCAGTAGAAAGAACTGTGATTGAATTACGTTATGATATTAGAGTACTAGAACCACAATTAATTCCTTATACAAGAACTTATGATGTAGAAAATATAATTGTTGATGAACAAAAAATTCCAGTCTCTAATTTAAGATGAATAATACAACCCTAGAAAAAATAATCTCTGATACTCAGAGTAGTCCATACATTAAATGGAATGATGAATCACTTGCAGATTTAATTCGTAATGATAATGTCTACAATGTTTTCATATTTAATAAGGACGGAAATCATGGATACTTCTCTTTATTGCATAATCTAACATCTAATATTGAAGGAACTATTGTTGAATTAGGTAATCGTGAAGGACTTGGAATACTTTCTATCTACGATGCACTTAGTGAAAATAGTGAATTATATACACTTGATATTGTAGATGATGTTCGTTTCATTAATAATAAAATAAAGAGTGATTCAAGAGTTAAAATATTAAATGATTTTGATGCTTTAGATTCTGATAGAGTATCAAAAACTTTTGAGAAGAAAAGCATCTCAATGATATTTTTAGATACCATTCATACTTATGAACAAGTGTTAGCAGAGTTTCAATTATGGGAACCATATATGAAAGATGATTGTGTAATGTTAATAGATGATATTCGTCCATCAATGCCTGGTCGAACCAAGTGGAGATTTCATACAGAGTTAGATTACACATATAAGTATGATGTAACTGAATGGGCACATAATGATACAGGTTTTGGAGTGTATTTAAAATGAAAGTAATTGGTCTTATACCATTTAAAAATGAAGAACATTTTCTTCCAACATATTTGTCAAATGTCAAACCAATATGTGATGAGATAATTGCAGTTGATGATCACTCAACAGATAACTCCCGTAAGATTATGGAAGATGCAGGAGTGATAGTCAAAGGATATGATGATACAGAAAAACTAAAAGGTGGATGGACTTGTGGATTGATACGTCAACATCTTTTTAATTATGGAAGAGAATCAGGTGGTACACACTTTGTTTGTCTTGATGCTGATGAAACATTTACATCTAATTTTGTACCAATCGCCAGAGATATAATGTCTCAACTTGAACCAGGCGAAAAGGTTAGAATGCAATGGTTAGCACTCTGGAAAAGTTGTACACATTTTAGAAATGATTATACAGTTTGGAGTAATAATTTTAAAGATTTTATCGTTCGTGATGACCCTTCATTAAATTATAATTATGGTTACATGTGTGAAGGTAGAACAATAGGACCGAATACAGATGAAACACAAAGAACATTAGAACTTGAACATGGTGCTGTATTACATTATCAGTTTAGTTTCTATAATAATTTTCAACTGAAACAAGCTTGGTGTCAGATAGGAGAATTAGTTCAAAAAGGTCAAGGTGCAATACACGAAATTAATAGTAAGTATAGTATTACAATGTTAGAAGATAATGTAGGTATGACACAGATGCCAGAGGAATGGATTGAGAATATACCATTACCAGATATACCTAACTTTGATCCAGAATGGAATGAAAAATATTTTATGAGAAAGAACTTACTACCAGACATCTATAGACATTTTGATGAATATGGTGTAGAATACTTCAAGGACTTGAATGTGTGGCACATTCCTCAATTGAGAGATAGATTAAATGGCAAAAATTAAAGTTGCTTTCATAAAATTTGGTGGTATGGCAAATGGTGGTACTGAAAAGTATCTTCAAACTATTGCTGCACATTTACCAAAAGATGAGTTTCAAGTTGATTTCTTTTATTGTGATGCTGCACCTTATATTGGTTCAGATTTTAAACATCTTGATACTGATGAATCAAGAGTTCAATACACAGAATCACACGGTGTAAATCTAATCAAGTTTGATGTTGAATATAAAGATGTAACTAAACCAACTCACGACTGGGTGAATACTAATTTCTTTGATTTGTTTAACGAAGATAATTATGATGTAATTCAAACTGGTCGCTCTGGACATCCCGAATATCCTTTTATTCATATTAATAGTACACCTATAATTGATAGTATTCATCTTGCAGGTATGGGTGAAGATAAAGCAAATGTATACCGTACAGTTTTAATATCTCAGGAACAAAAATCTAAATGGGTACAGGCAGGTGGTAATCCTCAAAGAGGTGTTATTATTCCTGTTCCTGTAGAAGTTCCAGATTACGATTCATCATCTTATATTGAAGAGTTTGGATGGGAAGGTAAGTTTGTTTTTGGAATGCATCAAAGAAATGATATGCATATATTCTCACCAATGCCACTAGATGCATACGAAGAAATACAAAGTGATGATACAGCATTTTTAATATTAGGTGGTAGTGCAAATCATCGTAAACAAGCAAAAGATTATCAACTCAAGAATGTAAAATTTTTAGATACTACAAGTGATATTAATTTAATTCATAAGTTTTTAAATACACTCAATGTATATGCACACGGAAGGTCTGATGGTGAACAATGTTCGAGTTCAATTATTGAAGGACTATCACATCATTTACCGATGATAAGTCATACAGCATCAAGTATGGGACAGAAAGAGCAGATAGGAGATGCAGGTGAAGTCGTTGAAGATTATATACAATACTCTGATGCGATGAAAAATCTTATGAACAATAAAAATTATTATGTTGTTTGTAAAATAAACGCAGAAAAAAGATACCGAGAAATATACGATGTTCCTTCTATTATAAGTAAGTTTGTGACTTTGTATCGGGAGGCTGCAAATGCCTAACGTTGAATCGTTAGAACAACATAACGTAAACTATGTAAAAGATGATGCTTTTGAAAGAGAAAAGAAAGCACATCAAGAGCATAATAGTGACAATTTTAAATTCTTATATCAAGAAGATATACCACACGGAGATGCTTTAGATAAGTATGAATTAACTTCTGGTGTTGATATTGGGTCTGGTACAGGATGGTTTGCAAACTATTTGGTGGAGCAGAGAAAATATAAAAAAGTATATGCGATTGAACCATCTTCATCAGCGATTGAAATTGCAAAGAAGATATATCCTGATAATAAGAAAGTAAAATATATTAATGGTTTTGCTGAAGAAGAAATATCAAAATTAAAATTATCTAAACCAACTTTCTTTTCTACAATGTGCTGTCTTGCACATCTTGAAGATGAAGATGTATTAGGTATATTAAAAACGATTGATAAGATTGCACCTATTGGTTCCGTTCTTGCTTGCTCTGAACCTTGGGGTAATTTTTATCATCGTGAGTGTTGGAATATCAGACCGCCCGAATGGTGGAGCGACACACTTGCCGAATGGGAGTTTGAGTTCTATAATGATTATATACTTACTGACCCACCAGGCAGAAGTAAGGGATTTATCGCTATTAAAAAATGAAAGTATTGATTACAGGTGGAGCAGGTTTTATTGGATCTCATACTGCTGACCGTTTATTAAAAGAAGGATATGAAGTTAGAGTTCTTGATTCACTTCAAAAACCTATTCATAATGCAATACCAGATTACCTTGATGAACGAATAGAATTTATAGCAGGTAGTGCAACTGATATTCGTGCTATAACAGAAGCCTTGCAAGGTGTAGATTATGTTTATCATCTTGCAGCATTTCAAGATTATCTACCATACTTCTCAAAATTTGTAGATGTAAATGTAGCATCAACTGCTAGAATATATGAAATTATAGTAAGAGATAATTTACCAATCAAAAAAGTTATTGTTGCAAGTAGTCAAGCAGCACTTGGAGAGGGTTTATATCTTGATAGTCGTGGAAATGAAGTTTTACCTGATTCAAGATTAGAGGAGAACTTAGAAAAAGGAATATTTGATTTAACAGCAGAGGATGGTGGTGAATTATTCTTAGCAAAAACACCAGAAAGAATATCAAATCCTCAGAACCCATATGGTATGAGTAAGATTGCAGAAGAGATGTTTGCATTACAATTAGGAAAGAGATATAAGATACCTACAGTTGCAATGAGATATTCAATCGTACAAGGTTCAAGACAAAGTTTTTACAATGCTTATAGTGGTGCGTGTCGCATCTTTTCATTAGCATTTCATCAAGGTAAAGAACCACAGATATATGAAGATGGAAATCAAGTAAGAGATTTTGTAAACATACACGATGTTGTAGATGCTAATCTTTTAGTTTTAGAAGATGAACGTGCAGATTATGAAATGTTTAATGTTGGTGGAGGTGCACCCGTTACTGTAAATCAGTTTGCAAGTGCTTGTGCAAAAATATATGATATCAAAAATTATCAACCAAAACCCTCTGGTAAATATCGTTTTGGTGATACCCGTCACATATGGTCTGATATATCTAAACTTGAAAGTTTAGGATGGAAACCAAGCAGAACAATATATGACAGTATTGTTGAATATAAAGAGTGGTTAGATTGTGCATCTTCTATTGATAATATAATCGAATATTGTAGTAAAAAAATGGAAGAGTTAAATGTCTTGAGGGATGTATCATAATGTTCATTTCATCTTGTCCTTTACGAGTATCTTTGTTTGGAGGTTCTACAGATAATCCTGTATTTGTAGAGAGATATGGATTTGGTTCAGTAATTAGTTTTGCTTGTAGTTTAAAAACATACATTACATTACACGAAGATAAATTAGGGTACAATAATGAGGGTGGAAAATATGTTATTAATTATTCAAAAAGAGAGGAAGTAAATGATGTTCGTAAAATTAAAAATGAATTGGTAAGAATAGTTCTTGATTATTTTAGAACACCACCCGTTAATGTTTCAATGACAAGTGATGCATATTCACAGGGTAGTGG